TTGACGGTAAGTGCCAATGGTCTTCTGATATGCTGCTTCAAAGTGCGCCGGGTCCAGTTCAATATCAATGATCTGGCTGCCCAATTGCAGGCGCACATACTCAAAAAGATTATTTTTGAGTGTTACTAGGTCTATGGGTTGTTGTTCTTGCATCAGGGACTCCGTCCCTGATATTTAGCACATTACCAGACCTTGAGGATGATCAAGTTGTCGTTGCCTCGCCCATTCCATTGGGTCTCTGTAGTGCTCAACTCTTTGAAGATCTTGCGGGTCGCGGGCTTACCTGCTGCCAACAGTGCTTTTAACGTCTCTGCTGGCTTACGCAGGGTTTTCTGGGAGCTTGTGCCTGTGTCAAAGCCAATCACAGCAGAGCTCTTTACTGTAAAGCTACCGCGATGTGCATCGCCCACAACATGGATCAGTTTGCGTTTCACTGTATCATACAGCCAAGCTTCTGTAGCATCCACCAGTTTCACAGCTGGTTCTGAAACCAGTTTGAGGTCTGGGAATGTCTTGAGATACTTGAACTTGGCTGTGACTTTTTCAGCACTCACTGCCTTCTTGGCCCGCGGTTTGCGTTCCACTTTCTTGATCTGCACATAGTTGTTGCAGTCAGTGATCACCTGCTCAGCAAACTTTACCAGTTGCTTGAGCTGGGTCTTGGTAAAACGACCGTAGCCTTCTACCAACTGTGCGTCTTTGCCTGCTACCACAGCTTCTAGTTCAGTCAAGTGGCCTTTCCAGATTTGTTGGATCTGATGGATCAACTGCGGTGCTACATTGTGCCCACGGATGATGGTGATGGGTTGGAACTGTGCTGACATCTTGGCACCTGCGGCAACGAAGTCGTCAAATAGGCCCTCAATCTCGCCGGCACATTCACTGGCTTTTTCTTTGAGTCGATCCTGGATGGTAGGACCAGCAGGCTTTGCTTCCACTGCTTCAGTGGGCTCTGCTTGTTTTTCTGCAAGGAGTTCCAGGATCAAGTTGTCCAGTTTGATCTGTTCCTGATCAGTGAGTTCAAGACCCATTGTGACCATACGGCAAAGCCAGCCTGTTGTGAGTCGCACTTGGCTGTCAGGCAGGGTGCGGATACGGCGAGCGTCTCGGGTGCGATTGTGTGCATCCAAGTAAGCACCAATAAAGTCCTTGGCATCTTTCTTGCCGTAGAAATAGTTATACCAGCCAAACGCATTGCTGAACTTGCTGGCACGATTCTCCGTGGGTTGCACACGCCACTCAGGTTCGTGCCCAACATATTTTGTGTCAGGGCTACGCGGGTTCAGTGCTTTGATGTTTGCTTTGGCTGCTAGGGTTGCCATGGGGTTCCTTTGCTGGTGTTTATGATGTAATTATAGCACATCATGATTTTTTGGTCAAGTCCGCGCTGAGCAGCACAAAAGTCATGTCCGATGTTCTACGGAACATGATGTAGTAGGGAGTGGATTCGCCTGATCTCCGTTTTCCAAAATACCCATACCAATCAGAAGTATTGGCCCAAAATCCGCTGCCTCCCAAGCGACTTTGGCAAATCCGTTCGATCTGGGCGATTGCATCGCGGTCGTCCCAGTAGCCCGCAAAACGCAGGCCGGCTTGATATCCATGCTCTTTGTGCGGTTTATATCTGCGATCTAGCTTTATGACTTTCATGCCAGTATTATAACTGAAGCAGACTTTTTGGTCAACCTGCAAACAGTTAAATATGATATGCTTAAACCAATTTTAATGATCCATCGGGTTACGGATGAGATATTCCAACTTCCATTGGAAAAGTTTATACTTACTTTTGATGATGGTTACGATGATCACCACACTACTTTTTCAAAGTTTTTAGAAATACCAACACAAAAAATCTATTTTATAACTTGCGACTGGGTAGGATGCCCTGGATTCTTGACCGTAGAGCAAATACAATACATGAGTTCGTTTGAGAATGTGACCATCGGTGCCCATAGTTTTAATCATCGAGATCTCAGCAAGACTGGATGGTCTGTGTCACAGCTGGTTGAATTCTTAGAACATGATACTGCAAAAACATGCACATGGTTTCAGACAAACTTAGGGTTTGTGCCAACCACATTCTGTTATCCATACAACAATTCTATGTATGGAATGTATACTAAAATTTTACGAAAGCACGGGTTCACTGAATTTTACGGTCCAGAAAGAATGGATGTTGAATGGCTAACTGATCCGCCCGATTGGATAATTCCGCTAGTATGGGACACATAGTTGCTTCCGATAAATAACACACTATGCCAAGACTCAGTCTATACCGTCCCAATCGCACCGCGGATTATCGTTTTTTCGACCGCACTATCAGTGAAATGTATCAGGTTGGCGGTGTGGACATGTATCTGCACAAATACCTAGGCCCACTCACCAACGATAACACCGGCAACAATGACGCTACCTTACCCAAATACGACAGCACAAACCCGCTGTTTATCGAAGATCTGTTGCTGTTGGAAAATCGTGATCGAGCCTACGACAATGATGTATATGTGATGCGTGGCGTTTATCGCCAACAGGACATCGACTTTGATCTTACCCAATTTGGCTTGTTCTTAAACAACGATACCTTGTTCATCACATTCCACTACAACAACATGATCGACACTATGGGTCGCAAACTCATGAGCGGAGATGTGTTGGAATTGCCCAACCTCCGAGACTACAATCCTTTGGATTCAGCTATACCCAGAGCGTTACCAAAATGGTATGTGATACAGGATGCGGCATTTGCCAGCGAAGGGTTCAGTCAAACATGGTTGCCTCACTTGTGGCGTGTGAAAGCCACACCCATGGTCAACAGTCAAGAGTTCAATCAGATTACCAAACAGCCCTTTGAACCTATCAACATCTGGGATCCGGGCAATTTCTATCCAGGCGGTGTCACAGTGCTTTCGGGCGATACTTACTATACATCAAACAAAAATGTGCCACCGGGCACAGATATCAACAACACGGAATATTGGACCTTGGTCACCAATCCTACCACCATTGAAGATCAGCAAAGCACACGGCCCAGGAACTTGGAAATCAACGATGCTATACTTGCTCAAGCCGAGGCTGAAGTGCCCACATCTGGATTTGATGTTGTGAAGTTTTACATCGTTGCTACAAATCCGGATGGCACACCTGCCAATCCTGAATCTGCCACATACACCGCAGACTACACCATAACTGATGCCAGCCGCACAGTGGCCAATGATGGTAACACACCCCGAGGTGATGGATATACCGCAGGTTACTTGACCGGAGATGGAGTTCCGCCCAATGGCTTACCGGTCACCGCCGGAGTTAATTTTCCACCCAATCCTGTTGCCGGGCAGTTTGCGCTGCGGTTAGATTATTTCCCCAATCGCCTGTTCCGTTACAATGGCACTGCTTGGATCAAGATTGAGAGCAAGGTCCGGACCAATCTTACTCCGGGGTCGACCAACGATACTTTACGCAGCACCTTCGTTAACAATACATACACAGTGAATACCACGGATCTTGGCAATATACCTAGTCGTCAAAGCCTGAGTGAGGCATTGATACCCGATGCTGCCAATGGCGATCAGGGTGGCAATCTGCCTCCTAATCCATATCCGCCTACACAACCTTACCAGAAGAGCAGCTAACTATGCAATTATTTTTTTACGACGAACAAATCCGTCGATATCTGCTGCAATTCACACGCATGTTTAGCTTGTTCGAAGTTGAATACGGGCGAGACGAACAAGGCACCACTGATCTAATCCGTGTGCCCATACGCTATGGTGATGCCAGCCGTCAAGCACAGACTATATTGAATCAAAACTCAGCCAATAGTTTGAATGCCACGCCCATGATGACCTTTCACATCACCGGGCTCACTTACGATCGAGATCGCATGCAAGAGCCATACCATGTGAACAAGATGATGGTTCGTCAACGCACGTGGGATCCAGCCACAGAAAGTTATGAAACCACACAAGGCAATGCTTTCCAGATAGAAAGACTCATGCCTGTGCCTTACAAACTCACTATTGACCTGGATATCTGGACATCAAACACCAATCAAAAGATGCAGTTGTTTGAACAGATTGCTACGCTGTTTAATCCTTCATTAGAAATACAAGCCACAGACAACTACATTGATTGGACCAGCCTCAGTGTATGCAATCTTGACAATGTGAGATGGACCAGCAGAAGTGTTCCGCAAGGCACAGACAATCCCATAGACATCATGACCATGACATTCAGCATGCCTATCTGGATCTCATCACCGGCCAAGGTCAAGAAGCTGGGTGTGGTAGAGCGTGTGATTGCCAGTATATTTGATGCACAAGGTGATGCTGTAAATGCTATCTCTAACAATGATCTGCTGTTGGGCACCAGGGTCAAAGTCACTCCTTGGAGTTACCAAGTGCTGCTGTTAGATGGGCAGTTACAGGTATTACAGCCTCCGCAACCTGTGAATCCCAATAGGTTAAGTTTGGATCCGTTTACTTTTCCTATCGTAGAAAATCCACAGATCACCTGGCCCACAGTGATTGGTGCATATGGTGTATTACGTCCTGGTATAAGTTACATCTCGCTAGACAATCCTTGGGCGCCCGATAGTCCTATCATTGGCACTATTGCTGTGAATCCCGCAGATGACCGATTGTTGATCTACAACATCAATCCAGACACTGCTCCACAAAACACCTTGGACCCTGTGGATGCGGTGATTGATCCATTGTTAACTGGGCCCGGAAATGGACTTCCGGCTAGTGCTACAGGACAACGATATCTGTTGACCCAAAGCACAGGTGATGCTGCTAATGCCAGCAACCCACCGGCATGGCAAGGAACCGGTGGACAACCTTTGATTGCCAATGTAAACGATATCATTGAATACAATGGTCTCCGGTGGGTTGTGGTCTTTAACAGCAGAGATACTACAGATGCACAATACGTATTCAACATCAACACCGGACTTCAATACTATTGGAATGGTGACAAGTGGGTCAAAAGTATCGATGGATTGTATACTGGAGGCACATGGAACCTGGTATTGTAAAAGCAGTAGGAGTTTGGTTTTACTGCGCTAGATCTCGATGCTATCTTTATCTGCTACGCAATGATTCAAAATACCCCGACACTTGGGGACTTGCTGGTGGCAAAGTAGAAGTCGACGAGACTTTGATCACCGCGGTAGAACGTGAATGTTCCGAAGAGTTGGGCAGCATGCCCGATTACCAACAGCTGATTCCTATAGAAAAATTCACATCACCAGATGGTGGATTTGAATATCACACCTTCTGGTGTAGGGTGGATCACGAATTTATCCCCGAGCTCAATCACGAACATGTGGGTTATGCTTGGATACAAAGTGGTCGATTGCCCAGGCCTTTGCATCCTGGTTTGTGGAACACAGTGAATCTAGATGCCATCCAGAAGAAGATAACAAGTCTAGAAATCACATCTAGTTAATCTTATTGGATTAACAATCTCTGTCCATCAGGCACCGTGATACCCGGGCTGGAGTTTATGGTTATGGGCCCAATCAATGACCCGTTGTATCCTGCGGGCATGGTGTAACTGAAATTTATAGTGGTTGAATTTAAAATCAATCCTTGTATTACGTTGGCATTTGCAATATTAGCAGTGACGTTACCAGCAATAACCACCCCGGTGGTGCTGAACACTGCCACATTGGCTGTGCCGGCTACAGTAATATTAGCATTGCCACTGGCTGCTAGGGTAAAGTTGGTTGTGCCATTAACCACTGATGTGGGTGTTGATGCTGCAATACCAGTGAGTGCGGATCCATTGCCAACAAAGAATCCAGCAGCAATGTTACCTGTGGTAGATACATTGCCTGATCCAAATGTAGCACCTGCTGCTGTTACGTTGCCGGTGATTGATACCACTGAACCCGTATGGCTCGTGGCTGCGATATTACCGCCGGTGATGTTACCAGTGACTGATACTATAGTTCCCGTGAAACTGGCTGCGTTTGATATTGTGGTGGCAAGTATATTGCCACCCTGGATATTTCCAGTGGTGCTTATGTTACCTGAACCAAATGTTCCACCTGCTGCTGTGATATTGCCTGTGATGGATACTATGGTGCCTGTATGACTGGCTGCACTTACAATGGTGGTAAACACACCGTTGCCGCCCTGCACATTGGCAGTGGCACTAATGTTACCACTTGCTGCCACACCCACTGTGACCACGTTACCTGAACTGCTTACGGTTGCACCCTGCACTAGT